GTCCCAAGGGGTATGTGGTCATATCTCGGATGGGGGGGCTATGCTTCCGTCCGGGCGGATGTCATAGCGAAATCCCTGCGCCTTTTTGTGCTCTGATGCGTGGCAATCCTGGCACACCAGCCGCAAATTGTCCCACGCCAACGCCACCGAAGGATCCCCCACCGTCTCCGGCGTCAATGGCCGGATGTGGTGGACGACCTTCCCCGGCACGATCAGGCCGTGATTAAGGCAATCCTCGCACAACCACCCGGCGCTGGCTGCATACGCCTTCCGCGTCGCCTGCCAGGCACTGGATTTGTAAAAGGCTCTTGCCCACTCTTGCATGGTCTCCCTCCCCGATCGTCCATGCCGGGATGATAACACAATACAGCATAAAACCGCTCCCGTCGTGTACACGATGGGAAACAATTCCAAACGCTCACCATCGAGCTGTCAGATAGCTCTGCACGGTCAGCAGAAAATCCGCATTCCATCGCTTCGCCGTCTCCTCGGAGATCCCGATCTCGACCCCGGCCCCATAGATCGTGTGGGTCGCCTTCCAGTAAACGAGATCCACCAGTCTCCGCCGCTTTGCCGCCGTCCTGTGGATCTTCAGCATTCTCAGCCCATGCTCTACGGCGTCGTGGGCCGTTTGCTCATCCGGAGGCAACTGGCGCAGGGCAGCGTCCTCCGTCGCTCTCCCCGGCTCACCGCCGCCCGGCATCCCGCTCAGCCTCGGCGTGACGCTCATGCGCTGGAGATCCAGCAGCTCGGCGTGCAGCTTCGGATATGCGCGAACCGCTCTCCTTGCTTTATCCTGCCAGGTCTTCCCCTTGCTCATTCTGTCTCCTCCCCGAAATCACCGCTCATGTACCTGGCCACCGGTGGTCGTCCGTGCCAGGACTCCGGCGCCGCCATCTCCATCCGGATGTATAACCCTCTGTTCACCCGGTTCCTCCACGCCTCCGCCTCCACCAGCGTCATGCCCTCCAGTACGGCTCCAGCGCTGCGCCTGTCTATCTCTTCCGCCAGGGTCATGATCTCCCCGACGGTGACCTTCCCGTCCTGGATCTCCGGTACCGGCCGCTTCAGGTTCTTTGAGCAGGTCCATCGCTTTTGGTATTGCCTCCGCTGTCCCTTCCGGCTCTTCTTCGTCAGGTACTCGATCAGCGCCGCCAGCCCGGTCTCATCCATCCGAAGGCGTCGGCTGTTGGCGTGACCATGCTGCCACATCCCTTCGATAGCGTCACGGCTCAGAGGTCCGGCGTTGAGGATCAGATGGAAATGCACCCGGCCTGACTTCACGCCCTTCTCCCAGATGAGAAAATACCGCAGGTCGCTCCCGGCCTCCCGGTAAACCTTCCGCAGTTTCCGGAGGAACTTCTGGGCCTCCTTCAAGGCGTCCTCTTCCGATTCCGGCCTGGCAAAGGTCAGGTCTATCTCCAGATCGGCATCCGTGAAGTTCGCCTGGACGATCCGCTTCGCCTTCCGCTCTGCATCTCTCTGATTCAAGCGGGCCTGGCACTCCTTCGTCGGGCGGCACTTGCTCCTCCGCTTCCCCGGCGGCTGGAATACCGGGTAAAGCTCCACCTCAGCGTATGGCCCGCAGCGCCACACCCTCCTCCTGACGAAAAACCTCCCCCGGTACGCCATCCTTTCTGTCCTCCGTGTCGAAACGATAATATTGCTTACAAGCCCGAAATCGCGCGCACGCGCACGCGATTATATATGTATATGTGAGGCTCTTTCCGGCCCCGTTCTCGCGGGACCCGAAACAACCCCCGGCGGCGCTCGGCCGCCGGGCCGCTGTCATTTTTCCTTTTTCTTTGCCCTTGGCCAATATTTCCGCTTGGCCTCCTCAATCTCCTCCTTTGTGGCCCTGAAGACGAAATACCCGTAGTTCATACCCTTCGCCCTGGCTGCTTCATTGATGGCCACGATCTCCTTCTCCGATTCCGTCATAATAATCTTTCTCTCAGGTCCTTTCTCATCCGTTTCAGCCATTCCTCTCGCGGGACGATCCTCTCCACGGTATAGGTCTTTTCCCCGCAAACCGTGCAGGCATATCTGCGGCGCCGCGCCTTCCCGCCCTCGGACTCTCTCGACTCTTCGCAGCGCATCTTCCCCTGGCAGGCCCAGCACCTCATCCTCTCTCCTCCCTGATCCGCTGCCGGCGTTCCTCCTCATACTGTTTGACCTGCTCCCGGTGCCGCGCTCTCCACTCCCTGTTGTATTCGGCTTTTCTGCGCTTTCTTTCCGCTTCCTTCATCGCGGCCTCCACGGCCTGTCTGGCCGTCGACGCCGCTTTTTGTCTTCCCAGCCTTCCCCGGAAAAGGCGGCTCTCCAGACTGTCCAGCTGTTTGCCCTTCACGCGCTTCGTGCATCCCGTCCCCGGCGGACAGCCCCGACGATTCCCCGTGATCAGCAGGTAATCACAGCACAGCCCTCCGGTGGCCTGCCCGTGGTACGCACAGGGGCGGCAGAATTCATCACATCTGGCCACGTCTTTTCCTCCGTTTCTCCGCGCGCAGGGCGTCCTTCACCCTGCATCCCTGGCCGATCTGTCCCGCGGCGGTGTAATGAGACTCGCACATCCGGCAGCAGTACATACAGATATGTCGGTCTGCCCGCTCCGGGCAGATCCCCACCAGGCTGATATAGTATTCCCGCCCGCAGATGCTGCACTTTGACCGATATCCCGGCCGCTCCTGGACCTCCCGGTGCTTCTCTGCCTCCGTTTTACTGATCGGCATCGGTATATCCCCAGTTCTTCACCTGCGCCCGGATGGCGGCCCGCATCTTCTCCCGCGTCTCTTCATCCTGGATGGCGCCGAAGGCGTCCGTCATCTGCTGGTAAGCCTGCTGCCATGCGGCAAAGCGCAGCTTGAAGACGGTGACGGCGGCGCCGCTCATGGCCAGCTGCTTCCGCAGCTGCTCCGCTTCCGCCCGCAGGCGCCCGGCTTCCGCCTTGTCCTCCTCGCCGGAGGCCGCCAGCTTATCCTCCGCCTCTTTGACTTTGGCCAGCAGGGCATCCCTGTCGGCTTTGGCCTTCTCCCTGGCCTTTTTGACCTGCTCGGCAGCTTCAGCCTTGGCGGCGGCGGCCTGCTTCTCCGCTTCGGCCTTGGCGGCGGCGGCCAGCTCGGCGGCCCGCTTTTCGATCTCCTCCGGGTCAGGCTCCTGTACGGCCACCTCCACAGGTCGGCTTTTCAGCGCCTCCAGTTCTTTTTCCAATTCGGCGGCGCTGTCTCGATACTCCTTGGCGACTGTGCTGAGCGCCGCCTTCTCGTCTATGGTCTTGTCCAGCATTTCGGAAGTCTCGGCCAGTTCCTCCCGGGTCTCTTTTTCCCTGGCCTCCGCCGCTTCCTTGGCCTTCCGCGCTTCGTCCCGCTCCCGGATGGCCTCCGCCAGCTCCCGGCTGGAAATATGCTCCGCGTCCACCTCTTCGGCGAACTCCTCCCGCTCCTCTCTTGGCACCGCAAGCAGCGCCAAAGCCTTGGTATAGCTAAGATTCCCAAGCGCTTGGGATTCTGCGACCGGCCCGAAGAGGCTCTGTTGGGCGGCGCCGTACTCCTCGAAGATCCGCATGAAATTCTGTGCCGTGCTGTCGCTATAGTTCAGCTGTTCCCGGATGTACTTTCCCCATTCCCCATACGGCACCAGTTCCTTGGCTTCCTTCAGCCTCCGTCCGATTTCTATGGCGTGCCCCAGGACCAGCCGCTTCGCCTGGCTGTCCAGGTATCGGATCTCCTCCGTCACCACCACCAGCGTCCGGGCCGGTGCTCCCGCGCCCGCCGCCATGATCTCCTCGTTCATGCAACATCCTCCTTTTTGTGGATGCCGGGAATCACCGGCTCCCCGTTTTTATCCCGCTGCGCCCCGGCCCTCACCCAGGCGATCCAGGCGTCCTCAAACGCCTGCACCTCCGGCGTCCGGTCGCAGTTTCGGCTCCCCCGGTTCTGGATCACGTTCCGCTTGGCCTTGTCCAGGTTGAGCGTGAACCAGCTCATATCCGGCTCCGCCTCTCTGCGAATGAAGAAAATATATGTCTCCCCCTTTGCCACCCTCTCGGCGTAGCTCCCCACGCAATGGTGGAGGCACTTCCCCTCGGCCTCCAGCTCTCCGGCGCTGCGCGCCGGCCGGATGGTGATCCCGTCCATGGTCATGGCAAACTGCTCCAGCTTTCTGGCCTGGGCTTCGATCTTCGCATCTCTGGCTGCGTTGGCTTCCCTTTTCTGCTTGGCTGCCAGCCTGTCATGCTCTCGCTTCAGCCGGTCCGGCCAGAGCAGATCCGGGTCGTTCAGGTCGTACCCCTCGGCGGCCATGGCCCAGTAGTCCGTCAGCAGGATCTCGTCCGCCTTGTCCTCCGGCCACCGCCTCCGCTGGGCATCCAGGTACCGCAGAGCCTTCGCCGGCCTGATCTCCGTGTCGGCGATCCGCTCCGGCGACTTCATTGCTTCCAGGGCTGCCGCGTCCTCCAGCGTCCAGGGCTTGCCCGCCTCACGGGCTTTCAGCCACATCTTCCAGGTCTTTCCGCCCAGGTTTTTCTCCTTCTGCATCTCAACGGCTTCCCGCAGCTCGTCCTTCCCGTGCATTCGCAGGATCTCCCAGGGTCTCTGCGCCTTCCAGTTCAGCTCCCGGAGCCTCGGGATGCGGAAATTGTATCTGCACCTGTAGCCGGTATTTTCCGTCTTCTCCTGCCCGATCAGATTGTCCACGATATTTCCTGCACCGCAGGTCAGCAGCGTCTCCGCCCTCGGGCGCATCTGCCACAGCCGCACCCACGCCGCCGGGAAGACGATGCCCCCGCTGCTCATGTAGATCTCCAGCTTCGCATTTTCACAGGTGGTTCCTTCCACAGCCGTCTCTATGCCCTCTGGACATACGATTTCCCGGATGGCTTGAAGCCCCTCGGAGAAACCCCGAACTTGCTGCCATTCGTGGATCCAGTAACTGTAATAATATCCGCCGTGTTTCGTGCAGCGTCGCATGGTCTTCTCCTCGGCGACGTAGGCTTCCCACGGATTGATCGTGATGTGCCTCCGTCCCCCCCGGTCGAAGTATTTGTCTACCTTCCATATGATCATCACCAGCCTGTCCGCTTTCCCTGGCTCCGGGATGCGGTGCAGCGTCAGCGGCCAGGCTTCCTCGTCGGCGTAGTTGTCTCCGCCGTTCAGATGCCTCGCCACCACCTTGGCCCCGCACTCCTGGCAGACGGTTTCATCCCATTCGCCCACGGCCCTGGTCCCGATCCAAATGCCGTTCCGCCCGTTGTGGCATCCCGCTCCGACCCAGCCTTCCCAGGTTTTGGCCCCGCAACAGGTGCAGATGCACTCTGCCGCTTTCGACTTTATCCCCGTGATCGGGTCCTTCACCCATGCCATCTTGAATAGCAGGGCGTGCTGCTTCCAACCCCGCTTCTCGGCCCACTCCCGAAGATACTGCGGCGCGACGGTCGGCAGGTCCCGACAGTAGTCCCTGACGTCAGAAGAAGTCGGCAAGGTCGATCACTCCCTTTCCCGTTTCATCCGGAGCCTCCTCCCTGGCGTCCGGCATCCCGAAATACTCCCGGATGATCGTCTCTGCCTCCGCCGGCGTCACGCAGGCGAAATTCCCGGTCTTGTGCTTGTCCGCGAATGCCTTGATCTTCTTCTCCGCCCCGTCCAGGGTCAAGCCCCCGACGGTCAGGTCCTGGGCGATCAGCTGAGCGACGCCCGGCTCACGCCGGAGTATGTCCTTCAGCTGCTCCCCGACCATCCACGGCGCGGACCGCTTCTTCAGTCCGGCCTGCTGCCCTGCGATGGCCTCGATCGCATAGTCATAATCCATGATTCGCTCTCCTTATTCCGTTTTTGCCTTTCGGCTGGCGCCGGGGGCCGGACTTCAACCGGCATCTGCGCCGCGCGTCGCTGCTCTGTCATTGAGCTACCCCGGCATAGTGCCGGTCTTTCCCGGCTGTCCATCGGTCTATTCCGATTGTCGTGTGGTCAGGAGACACACCCTCCGGCGCTCATTTTTCTTGCATGGTTTCTGAGCGTTCCCCGTAGCCCCATGCTCACCCGGCTCTTTCCTTTTATCCCGGCGTGTCCGAGTCATCCGGGAGGCCCCCTTGTCAGAGGAGGGAGAAAAAACGGGTTTAATTACGGTTTGCCCACCGTCCGGCGAGAGGATTTATCCCCGGCTCTTATACCTTGCGGAACCTCTGGTCCCTGACCAGGGAATCGAACCCTTGCGGCGTAGTGGTTCCTTACTTGCTCCCGTCCTCGTCAGGGAGATGCCGGTCTTTCCCGGCTGCCAGGCGCACGTCCTGCGGCGTTTCACCGCATGGGCACAGCTTCGGCCTTGCGTGCCGTCAGCTGCGTGGCCAATCCGCGCCGACCATCTACGGAAGGAGGCGAGACGCATCGCCCGGCGGGCCTCCTGCGGCCCTTCGGGCGTTATCCCCTCCCCCGGCGGCCTCAGCCGCCGGTCGTCTGAATTTCCTCACCAATGGACATGACGCAATACCCATCCCGGACCCCGTAATGAGATCCGTACAGAATATAGGTCACGGGTACCAGGATTTCCGCCCCGCTGAATCCGACCCCCTCCTCCCACTCCATGAGCCGCAAGATGTCCCCCAGCTCAAACTGCCGGTCATTCTCCCGGACCTCGAAGCGCTTTGTCCCGTTCCGGACCGCCGCATAGTATTCGGGCATGATCTTCAAGTTGTGTATCTTCACCGTCTCCGGCCTCCTTCCATTCTCATCTGCTCGTCTTCCTCCACTGTCGCGCCCAGGCAGCGCACCCGCGCCTGGCCGATGGGGAGAAGGATCCGCTCCAGCTCCATGGCGACGATCTCCTTGCAGCCCTGGGCGTCGCCCTCCATGACGATCTCCATGATGATCCGCGTCCTCATTCCCCGTCCTCCGGCTTCCATGCGTCGCAGCGGTCGCTCGCCCTTACCTCGAGCTTTTCCCGCTGTCCCTTGCAGTACAGCTTTCCGAAGGACGACTCCGAATAGCGGCAGCTGATGCACAGCCGCTTTTGCTCCTCCGGCGCCGCCCGCTCCCCGACCCGCCGCTGCCAGAATCTCACCGCTTCTTCCTTCCCGGTGTAGGGCCAGGTCATGGAGCCGCAGTCGTCGCAGCAGACTACCCAGAAGGGATCCCGTTCACTGCGCCCCGGCCCCACCCAGGGCCGGAGCCGCGCGTCTCCCCCGCAGAATGGGCAGGTCTTCAAATCGCTATTCATGGCCAATACCTCGTTTCCGCTGTCCGCTCCCAAGTGTTGCGGAATGTTTGATGCTTCCCGTCCCCGGAGCAGTAGACCATGTCCGCCGGAATCTCCCGCTCCCCGTTGTTCCACATAATCAGGATCTCACGGGCCATCTCGTGGAAGGGCTCCTCCGGATTGCTGGGGCTGTAGCCCTGGAACTGATAAGGCGCCGTCACCACCTTTTCGATGCTGTCTGGCCAGCGGGGATCATCCACCCGGTTGAGGATGCACCACGCCTGCGCCCGCTGCTCCTCCACGCAGCAGCCCCGCACCTCGCCCCAGATCGTCCTGGAGATCAGCGCCACGTCTGCCGCGTCCGGCTCCCTGGCCACAGCGGCAGCCGCCTCAAACTGCGTCAGCTGATTCAGCGGTGCCAGCGTCAGGCAGCCCAGCAGCGCCATGGTGGACAGGATCTGTGCCACTACTTGTGGAATCACCGCCGGAACCACCCCGCTTTCCAAAGCAGCGCCGCGCCTGCCGCCGTTAAACCGATGGCCCAGCCCGCCCCCGCTCCTGTGGACAGCCAAAACCGCTCCATGCCTCCCACGGCGCCCAGCATGGCGGCCAGGCATCCCCAGCCGGTGACCAGGCATATCCGCTTCTTCGTTCTGATCTTCATTTCTCTCCCTCCGATTCTGTCAGCGCGTGTACCATGGCCAGCACGCCCCGTATGTTTTCCTTGAAACAGTATTCGGCGGCCTTCTGGTTCTTCTGCGCATCCGTTTCCTTCAGCAGCCTGGCAATGACGTCCACAGCTGCCCAGGCCACCCGCTCCCCGGTCGGCTCCAGGATCTCCCCGACCGTCGGTACCGGGAAAAGCAAACCCGCTTCCTCCAGCACCTTGCGCTCCGTTTCCGCTTTCGGCCTGGGCGGCCCCTTCACGAACTGTGCCGGCAGCTCCTCCCCGCCCTCCCGGAGGATATCCGCGATCTCCCGCTTGGTGCACCCGTTAAGATCCGCCAGGATGCGGATCTGCTTCAGCGGCGTCTTCGCCTGCCGGTATTCCCGGCAGATCTCTTCGTTCGTCATGGTCATTCCGTTTCCTCCCCCATGAACCCCATTCAGCGAGGAAGATGCTGTAAAGCACGGTATACCGTGATTTTCGATTTTCAGAGTGGCAACGGAAGGGCAACAGAAATCTCAAATCGCGTCCGTGATCTTCTTCAGGTCCGTCAGATCCACGTCCTGATAGTGCCGCAGCATCTCCGTCGAAGTGTGACCGATCAGCTCCAGCTTGTCCTTGTCGGCACCTTCGACGCGCTTGATCAGCGTGGCGAAGGTATGGCGGCAGCTGTGGGGCGTAATCCTGTGGCGCATAACGCCGCCGCCGACCTGCACCATGGGATTGTCGATGCCGCAGGCGTCGAGAGCGGGATAAAAAACGGTCTCCGTAAAGGTCTTAAGGTCCCAGGGGCTGCCGTCTGGCTGCCGGCAAAGCGGACCGGGGACGGCCGCCTTCCTGGATACCATGGCAGAGATCTTCGGGGAGATGGTGACGATCCGGCCCTTCCCGGCCTCCGTCTTCGCGCCGCCGGTGAGCGTGCCCGCCTTCCGGTCGAAGCTGTCGGAGGTCAGAGCCAGGTATTCCGAAGGACGGAAGCCGGTGAAGCACATGATCAGCACGTCCTCCACGCCGGGGACGCCGGTATTCTTCCAGAGGCGGGCCAGCTCCAACTCCGTGAATGCGTCACGGTGAGCGGGACCTTCGCCATCCAGGGTGAGATACTGCGCCAGGTTGAGACCGTCGGCGGTCAGATGCCGGGGAATGGAGTATTTGTACATGAGACCGGCGCAGGCCCGCATGTTCTCCTTCGTCCGCCGGCCCTTCGGGCACTCGTCGATGCACTCCTGCAGATCGTCCACGTCGATCTCGCGGAAGGGGAGCGTGTACAGGTCGCCGAAGTACCGGACGGCGGCCTTGTAATTTCCCAGCGTGGAGGATCCGGCCTTGTGCGTGGGAAGCCAGGCCTCAAAAACCTGCCAGAAAGTCATGTCCTTCCGTTCCCTCTGTTTCGGCGTTTCCCGGAGGGACGGCAGCGCGGCCACCGCGTCCCGTTTCTTCTCAAACGTGGCGGAGCGGGTGCGCTTGTGGCGGCCGGCTTCATCGGAGTAATAGCCCAGGACGACGACGGCCTTGTATTTACCGTTGGCCAAACGAAAGACAGATCCCTGCCCGTTCCCGCGCTTCGTGCGCTGGGGGACGGGCTTTTTCTGCTGCCAGCCGCAGAGCCCGCAGAAGGGCATTGTGGGGACCTTCATCCCGCATTTCACGCAGATCATCCCAGCACCTTGTTCATGAGCTTGGCAATGATCGCGTCTTTTTCGTCCATGCGACGATCCTTCAGCTCGATCTGCTTCAGCAGAAATTCGATCCGGGCCTCCAGATGGTCCTTGTATGCGTGGAGGCTGGCGATCTCCTCGTCCTGGATGTGGATCATGCTCTTCAGTGCGTCCACCACGTCGGCCCCGGCCACGCCGGACAGGTCCTTCATCTGCAGGCGCTTCAGCGCGTCCCGGACGGGGATCAGGATCCTCTCATAGTTGAAACTGCCCGCAGTGGCTTCGCTGCCGTCGGCGCAGATCCGGCGGAGCGTGGACAGGCTGACGGAATCATCCCCGTCGGCGGCTTCGACTTCTTCGATGATGCGAGCATAGGTCGCCTTTGGATTGGCCCGGCGCAGTTCCTTGATCTCCATGATGGCAGTGCGTGCTTCCGGCATAAATTGCCCTCCTTCAGAATTGAGCGGTTCCGCGTTCATAGATAGACCTCCTTGGTTATGATATGGAGATTGCGATGCGTCCAGATGCGGGCTACAATCAGATCATAAACCAAGGCAAGGCAGGGGCGGCTCAGGAGCTTGGCGGCGCTGGCCGCCCTTGCCGTATAAAATCACAGGATCGGAGAAACATATGGAAAACAATTTGCAGAAGGCCATGGAGGCCCTGGTCGAATTCTACGGAGAATATGGGAGCGGGAGGAGCCTGGAATATACCTATGGATTCATGGACGCCCTGGCCGTTTTGAGGAATCTCGACACAAAACGACAGATTCAGCGGGATCATCGTGATACGCTGGCCCCGTGAAATCACTCCGCAGCACTTACGGCAATTATAAACGAGCAAAGGAGGGCGGTCAAGAGTGCAAAACAGAGAAGGCATCATAAAAGAGATCATCCGGCTGCTGCGGGGAGCGGGGCCGGACGTGCTGGAAACCATCTATTACATCCTCCTGGGGTGAGCGCAAAAATCCCAAGCGCTTGGGAATGTGGAAGGACCGGGGCCGTCAAGGCTCCCGGTCCTTTTCCGTCTCTTTCTTCAGGGTTTGCACGATCTTCTCCAGCGCCTGCCATTCCGGGCCGTCAGGGTCAAACCGCAGCAGGGTGGTGATCAGCGCGGCCTGGAAGCTCTCCGGCCGGTCGATCAGCCGGGAGCGGATCAGGGCACCCAGCTCCGCCTCACGGGAGCGGGGCCGGAACATCTCGCCGGAACCGGTCCGCAGCCAGGTCTCCGAGACGCCGAATTTGCTGACCATCAGCATGATGGCGGAATCGGGGATGTTACGGTCACCACTTTCCCACCGTGAGATAGCGGAATCCATGACACCCAATTTTCGGCCGAATTCTGCCTGAGATAAATTAAGGGCCTTTCGGACCTCCTTTAATCTGTTTTTCATTGTGCTCAGCTCCTTCCGCAGAATAAGATAGCAAAAATTTCTGCCAATGTCAAGGAAAAACGCTTGACAATCTGCCAGAGGGAGAATATTATACTGACAATGGCAGAAAGGAGGCCAAACATGAGCCAAAACGAGAAGAAGCTGGTGGAGGAGATCACGAACCTCCCGGCGCAGATGCAGGACAAGCTGCTGCTGCTGGCGCAGGGTGCAGCCCTGGCGCTGGAGACGCTGCGGGAGGCCGACGCCGATACCCAGGGGAAGGCGGACGGAGGGAAGAATGACGGAGGCGCGGCATGACGCTGGCGGAGATCAAGGCGTCGGAGAAGGATATGTTGCTCCCGACGGACATTTACAAGATCCTGGGATGCGACGCCCACAGCATTCGGCTCCAGGCGCGGGAATACCCGGAGATGCTGGGCTTCAACGTGATCGTCATCGGGAACCGGACGCTGATCCCCAGGAAGGCGTTTCTCCGGTTCATGGGG